AATTGACTACCAACCAACTAGTCTTGATCGCCACATGCACAAAATTGAGTGCACACAATCAAGGGAGTTGTCAACATCGTCTCAGTACTCTCTGAGATAGAAGAGCAGGGAGTTTAACCTGCATCCCATTTTTACTTTAGAGGTTGGTAGTGAAACCCTAAAAACCACAAATAAGGTGGATGCCCTATTATAGATCATACTTTTGATCAATAGTCAACTCCTAAAGTAATTAAAAGTAATTGAAAGTAATTGAAAGTAATTGAAACCTAGGTAACCTGCAGGATACAGCACTGAAATTTTTTTTATTTATTTGATAATTATGATTAGATCATGGTAAAAAGTGCACATGAACTTTTTTTATTTTGAATAACTTCAGGAGAATTTCAGGATGATTGGATTGACAGATAAGCAGGAAAAGTTTGCCAAGTTGGTTTCAGCAGGCGAAAAACTTACAACGGCTTACAGAACTGTATATTCAGTGCGTAGTACAACCAAGGATAAATCAGTTTGGGAGCAAGCAAGTGCATTAGCAAGTAACCACAAGGTTGCATCAAGGATTTCTGCACTAACAAGGTTAAAAGAGGAAGATCATAGCACGCAAGTGCGTAGACGATCAGAATACGTTTTAAGAAAACTTCAAGAGGAAGTTGAAAGAATAGACAATAGATCTAGTGATAAAATATCTGCACTAGCATTACTAGGAAAAAGTGTAGGCTTGTTTACTGATAAAGTTGAAACTGTAAATAACACTGACAGGAATAGTGTAGACATTGAAGAAGAATTAGAAAAAAAATTATCTGAATTACTAGGAAATAAAGC